ACTGTTCGCCGACATGATGGTCGCCGCCGAGTACGGGGCGTTCAAGCAGCGCTACATCATCTCAAACATCGACTTTGAGAAGTCCAACATTAAGAACGCGCCGAACGAGACATGGCCGATTCCTGCCGGTGACGGCGAAGGCCAGGCCACGTCCGTCGGCCAGTTCGAGGCGACGGACCTCCCTAACTTCATCGCCGGCCTCGACCACATCGCCTCGCGCATCGCCATTCTCACGCACACCCCGAAGCACTACTTGCTGCAGCAAGGCGACGTCTCAGGTGAGGCACTCATCGCTTCCGAGGCGCCATTGACCAAGGAGGCGAAGAAGTACTGCGCCCGCCTCGAGGCCACATGGAAGCACGCAGTCGCCTTCGTGATGGGCCTCGCCGGGCACACCGTCTCACCTGACGACATCGAGTGCGTGTGGGACGACGAGCACACCGTCCAGCCTTACACGGAATCGCTAATCCACAAGACGAACGTCGACGCCGGCATCCCCATCGTTACGCAACTCAGGCGTGAGGGCTGGTCTGAAGAGGAACTGGCGCAGATGGCCAAGGACGCAGACGAGGCGCAGGCGAGTCAGACGACGCTTGCTGACGTGGCCATGAACGCGGCGCGCAAGAACTTCGACCAGGGCACGAGTCCGAGTCCGTACCCTGCGCCGCCGACTGTGCCGAACACGCAGGTTCCGCAGGTCGAAGTCCCGCCGACGCAGGCGCCGAAGGCGAAGCGGGCGCGGAAGTGAGCGCCTGGCCCGAGCACGACCCAATACCCTGCGAGGTCATCGTCCACGAGCGTGTCAAGCCCGTGGTGCCCTTCGGATTTGGCAGAGGGAGCGGCGTGAAGTGGGAGCCCTCCGGTCCCGAGCGCCACATCCGTGACAAGGCGACCGTTGAGTGGGCACGCCGGATGAGAGAGGAGTCCAAATGATGAAGATGGAAGACGGCGTGAACTTCCCGGCCTCCGCCTATGCCTACTGCCCCGATCCCGACAAGCCGAGCACGTGGAAACTCAGATTGCGCGCCACGCCGAATGGCGGCTATGACGCAGGCATCGTCGGCGCGGCTGTAGCGGCGCTCGGCAAGGGTTTCCGCGGCAACAAGGTGCAGATTCCCATGGCAGACCTGTCCGCAGTCAAGGCCAAGGTCAAGGCCGCATGGAAGCAACTGCACCCGGGTGAAGACGTGCCGCCTGCTATCTCGTCTGCTGACGACAGGATTCGCAAAGCCGTGCGTAGGTGACCACCGTCTACGAAAGTGACGTAGTCCGCGCCATCCGCGGCTTCAAGGCCGAACTCCGGGCGCATGAGGGCGTGCAAGTGAATCTCATGGCCATGAAGTACCTCGACGTCGAGCGAGCCCTCGAGGGAAACATCGCCGCCCTCGTCGAGCAACTAGCGCGCCTCAAGTCCGAAGGCATCGAGCCGAACTGGAGTCAACTCTACCGCCTCGAGCGCTGGCAGGCGCTGCAGTTGCAGCTGATGGAAGAACTAGCGCGCTTCAACGGATGGGCCGCGGACGTCATCAAGGCCGAACAGCTCGACCTCATCACGCAAGGCATCGACAACGCCGCCGCCGTGCTTGAAGCGTCGAAGCCGGGCCTCGGCCAGTTCACGAAGATGCCGCACGACGCGCTCAGGGGCATGGTCGGCATCGCTCGCGACGGCTCACCGTTCGCCGACCTGCTGGCGGGCTCGTACCCGGCGATACGTGACGTGATGACCCGGGAGTTGATTCGCTCCGTGGCCCTCGGCAGAAACCCTCGCGTCACTGCTGCGCTTGTGCGCAAGGCGACGGGCATGGGGCTGGATAGGGCGCTCAACATCGCTCGCACCGAACAACTGCGCGTGTACCGCGAGGCGACGCGCGAATCCTATGTGTCGGCGGGCGTGAGGCAGTACCAGCGCATCGCAGCGCTCGACGAAAGAACGTGTTGCGGTTGCGCGGTTGCCGACGGAGAGATTCTGTCGACCGAAGCCGAGTTCGACGAGCATTGCCAGGGCCGATGCGACCTGCTGCCGATCATCGTCGGAGTCGAGAATCCGCAGGCCCAATCGTACCAGGACTGGTTTGGCCGCCAAGACGAGGCCACGCAGCAGACCATTCTCGGCCCCGGCCGCTATGACGCGCTCAAGTCCGGCTCGGCCTCATGGCAAGACCTCGGAACGCACACCCACTCAGACCAATGGGGCGGTGCCTACGTGGCTACGCCCGTCAGCAACCTGCCCGCCGTGACGGCGGTAGCAGCCTAAAGGAGACGTCGAGATGACGAAAGACGCAGACACAGACACCACCGAGCAAGCAACACAGGACGCGGGCAAAGGCAGCGCCAGCGACGAGACCGCCAATGCCGAGACGGCAGCGGCAACTCCCGAGTCGTGGTTCGGCGCGCTACCGGAAGACGCTAAGACCATTGCCCAGAAGTGGCATGACGAACAGGTCGTCGGTCTCAAGTCGGCGCTCGGTTCCGAGAGGGACGACCGCAAGACTGACCGCACGAGCTTTCAGAAGCAGCTCACCGACGCCATCGCCAAAGCGACCGGCGATTCCAAGGCCGAACTCGAGAAGATACAGGCCAGTCTCGGCGAGTCAGGCACTCGCTCCGACTTCTTCGCCGACGCGCACGAAGCAGGTGCAGGTGACCTACGCCTAGCGTGGGCCGCCGTCAAAGAGTACGAGCTGTATGACCGCAAGGGCAATCCAGACATCGAAGCCCTGAAGACGAAGTGCCCGTACCTGTTCCAGACTGCCGCCAAACCTGTGCCGCACGTCGGCGCGGGCAGCGGTACCAACCAGAAGCCCTCTGCGGCGCATGACTTCGACACGAATCTGCGCGCCGCACTCAAGAGCGGCTAACCACCCCCTAAGACCAAGAGGAGCACTACACCATGGGATACACAGACCTCATCTCCACCGCTGACGCGCTGGCACTTATGCCGACGGAGCAGCGGATGGAGATCATCGAAGCCATTCGCGACAAGTCCTTCGGGATGCAGCATTATCGCAAGCTGCGCAACCTGACGAAGGCCAGCGCTACCCTGAAGGTGTCCAGCGAGCTGGCGCTTTCGTACTGGGTCGGCGCACCCAGCGGCGAGGCCCACGGCGGCCTCATCGAGTCCACTACGACCGGCTGGGAAGACGTCATCATGTACGTCGGCAAGATGGCCTCCTTTGTCGTCATCGACCAGGATTCCATCGACGACGCCGACGTCGACATCTTCCAGGCGGCCAAGTCTCAGGTCTCCGACGACATGGCCCGCCTCTTCGACGCGGCCACGCTCGCGGGCACCAACGCGCCGGCGGGTTGGCCGACCGGCGGTATCTACACCCACGCCTACGGCGCCGGCAACCATGTGGCGCTCGGCACCGGTGAGGACGTCTACGACGACGTCATCGGCATGACCGACGACACCACGACCGGCGTCTTCGGCAAGGTCGAGGCTGACGGCTACGAAGTCAGTGCCGCTTGCGGAGCCATCAGCATGAAGTCCGTGCTGCGCGGCTGCCGTAGCACAGACGGCGTACCTGTCTTCAACAAGGTGCCCGGCCAGGGCATGGCCTATGAGCTCGACGGCGCGCCCTGCTTCTTCCCGAAGCACGGCGGCTTCCCGACCACGACCAGCAACCTCATCGTCGGCGACTTCTCGAATGCCGTGTGGGCGATGCGCAAAGACCTGGACATGAAGGTTCTGACCGAGGGCGTCGTCAACGATGCCGCCGGCAACATCATCGTCAACCTCAGCCAGGAAGACTGCGTGGCGCTGCGCTTCATCATGCGCCTCGGCTTCGCTCTGCCGAACCCCATCAACCAGACGCAGAAGACCAAGAGTGCCAGAAGCGCCTTTGGAGTGCTAACCGTCTGATCAACCTCGTCCCGACCGACAATGTAGGAAGGACTATACATGGGACTCTATCCTAAGAACCTGAAGGAGTTCGTGGCGCTCTGCGGAGTGCCACGCGCTTACAACTCGAAGGTGTTCATCGTGGACACCGAGCATGGTGACGACGACAACCTCGGCACGTCGTTCGACCGGCCGCTTCTGACGCTGCTTGAGGCCGAAGAGCGCTGCACTGGCGATCGCCACGATACGGTACTCTTCGTCGCACGTGATACTGCGGACGACCCGACCGAGCAGGTTGTGTGGGATAAGGACTACACACACCTCATCGGTGTCGGCTGCGAACTCCCCGGCCTCGGTCAGCGCTGCCGCGTCGTTCATGCGGCTGCGACGGCGCTTGATACTCCGGTGGTCGCGTTTTCCGGCAACGGCTGCATGGTCAAGAACATGCAGTTCGGCAACGAGTACACCGTCGGGGCGATGGGCGTTGTCTCTCACGCGGGTAAGCGCTGCCTCTTCGAGAACGTGTTCTTCATGGTCCCGTTTGGAGTCACCGCTGCATCGTACTCGCTCAAGCTCTCCGGTGGCGAAAACGTCTTCAAGCGTTGCACCATCGGCCAGCAAACCTGCGTGCGTAGTGGTGCCAGCCGTGGCCTGTGGGTTCACAAGGGCACTGGCGACCAACAGCGCAACAAGTTCATCGACTGCGAGTTCCTGTCGTGGTCGTCTAACACGACTCACGTTCTGGTGTACACGGACATAGATATCGATAACGAAGGCTTCATGATGGAGTTTGAGAATTGCCTCCTCGCAAATCTCTACGGCTCCGGCGAGGCCGGCGGTAAGTTGGCCGTCGCAATCGACGACAACTGCGCCGTCTTCCATCAGATTCTGATGCGTGGCCAGAACAACTCAATCGCCGGCTGTACGGCCGTGGCCGATCCTCTGACCT